CACCCCAAGGAGGATTTAGCCTCCATTATGTATCGCTCCGGACAATGGGAAGTGGTACAATATGTAAAATCTATTTTGAACGAATAACATGTGCTTATTTAGATCAGCACCGGCAACACCTTTGCCAACCCCGGCACCAATACAACCACGCAACCCTGACATCGTAAGAGAATCTCAGCTACCTACAAAGAAAGAGCTGTTAGATCCAGAAGAGGTAGCAGGCGTTGAGTACGGTACATCTGCCAAGAAGACAGACCCAAGAGGAGCTGCAAAAAGAACAGGAACAGATGCCTTGAAAATAAATGTTAATACTGGCGGCGACGCTGGTGCAGGCACTGGAGGATTAAATGTATAAGGCTAGAGAACGGTACGCTCAACTCACGTCTAATAGAACCGAGTTCTTGGACATGGCTATTGAGTGTTCCGAACTTACCTTACCATATTTAGTTACTCAGGATCATAGCTATAAAGGCAAGAAGACTCTTCTTCAACCCTACCAAAGCGTAGGAGCAAAAGCAGTGGTGACGCTAGCAGCAAAACTAATGCTAGCTATTCTACCACCACAGACAGCTTTCTTTAAGCTACAGGTAAAAGAGGACAAGCTAGGTGAGACACTTGATGCCACAATGCGTAGTGAATTAGACTTATCTTTCTCGAAGATTGAGAGATTGATAATGGATTACATTGCTGCGTCCAGTGACAGAGTTGTTGTACATCAAGCTTTAAAACATCTTATCGTATCAGGTAACGCCTTAGTATTTATGGGCAAGGATGGTTTAAAACACTATCCATTGCAACGATATGTAGTAAATAGAGATGGTAATGGTAACGTTATAGAAATCATTACTAAAGAATTAGTAAGCCGTAAGGTTTTGGGTATAGCACCCCCGCCTAACGAGCAGCCGAATGGCGAATATGGTGCTACAGAAGACGACGCTGAGGTATACACCTGTGTTAAGATGGATGAGAGCAGCGGTAACTGGAGATGGCACCAAGAAGTGGATGATATGATCCTAGAAGGTAGCCAGAGCACAGCACCGAAGAACGCATCACCATGGTTAGTGCTTCGATTCAATACTGTAGACGGAGAGGACTACGGACGTGGTAGAGTAGAAGAGTTCATTGGGGATCTAAGGAGTCTCGATGGTTTATCTCAAGCTCTCGTAGAAGGTGCAAGTGTTGCAAGTAAAGTTATCTTTCTTGTCTCACCATCAGCTACAACCAAGCCCCAAACCCTAGCCCAAGCAGGCAACGGAGCAATCATACAGGGTAGACCCGAAGACGTAGGAGTCGTGCAAGTCGGTAAGACAGCAGACTTTGCTACGGCTGCAAACTTAGCAGCAACTATAGAAAAAAGAATACTCGAGGCTTTCTTGGTTATGAACATCAGGAACGCAGAGAGAGTTACGGCTGAAGAGGTACGCCTGACTCAGCTGGAGCTAGAGCAATCGCTTGGCGGACTGTTTAGCTTGTTAACGGTAGAGTTTCTAGTACCCTATCTCAACAGAACTCTGTTAATACTACAGAGATCAAATCAGATACCAAGACTACCTAAAGATGTCGTCAGACCTAAGATAGTAGCTGGTATTAATAGTCTAGGTAGAGGACAGGACAATGAAGCCTTAACTAGATTTATCGGAACTATTGCACAGACACTTGGGCCAGAAGCTTTAATGAAGTTTATAGATCCTAGTGAAGCTATCAAGAGATTAGCAGCTGCACAAGGTATAGATGTACTTAATCTTGTACGTACAGCAGAACAGCTAGATCAAATGAAGCAGATGCAAACGCAAGATATGACTAATAAGTCACTCGTAGATCAAGCCGGTCAGCTTGCTGGTACACCGCTTATGGATCCTACTAAGAATCCAGAGTTGGCAGAGCAAGCATCAGCTGTACTAAGTAACATACAACCACCTCAATAACATATGTCAGAAACATTATCATACCAGCCAGAAGTTCAGACCGAAACAATGCCTGATAATCTTACACCGGAGGAGCAAGATAGTCTTGCCGTCGGTGAAAAGATGCAGGCAGAACAGGATAACTTACTTGCCGGTAAATATAAAGACGCTCAAGAATTAGAAAAAGCCTACGTAGAGCTACAGAAAAAACTCGGTGAAACCAAGAAAGAGGATACAGAACAGGTAAGTGCAGAAGAAGAGAAGACTGAAGACAAGCCACAGTTATCTGAAGGTGCTACACTAATTACAGATGCCAGCAAAGAGTACTTTGATAATGGCAACAAATTGTCACCAGAAACCTTAGCAAAGTTCGCCTCACTGTCAAGCCAAGATCTTATCAAAGCTTACATGGAGGTACAATCTAATCCTGAGTTTCAGCAGTCAGCTGCACCACCGGCTGACATAAGTCCTCAGCAAGTTAACCAGATTAAGAACTCTGCTGGAGGCGAAGCGGCTTACTCAAACATAGTAAATTGGGCTAAGTCAAATATAAGTCAAGACCAGTTAGATGCTTTCAATAACGTTGTAAACTCAGGCAACGTACCGGCTATTCAATTAGCAGTAGCAGGCTTGAAAGCTGAGTATGACAATGCAAACGGAGTAGAAGGTAGAATGGTAACAGGTAAATCAGCACCAAATACTGGTGACGTTTTTCGTAGCCAACAAGAGCTAGTCCGTGCTATGTCAGATCCAAGGTATGACAACGACCCTGCCTACAGGCAAGATGTTGTCGAAAAACTAGACAGATCTAATTTGGAGTTCTAATTATGCCCATGGGAAAAGGAACCTACGGTTCAAAAAAAGGTAGACCATCAGCTAAAGATAAAAAGAAAGGTCTTTCAAAAGGCTTAGCTGCTCTTGCAAAGAAGAGGCCAAAAGTTGCAGCTGCAATCATGAAGAATAAGAAGAAAAAATAATGGCAAAGACAAGAGAGGGTGATGGAGGATCACCTTATACTAAACCACCTAAACCACATCCCGGCCCGTTCTCACCTCCTCCTAAAAAAAAGTTAGCTAAGGGAAAGAGCCTATTCTCTACACCTTACCACGACGATCTAAGGAACATCAATAAGTTCCGTGACAATGCCGACAAGGTATTTAAAAGAAAAAAGAAACCCACCTCAAATAACGTAAACGAAGCATGACACACCACAACCACGAAAATCAAAAATGGCATCCAGCAGAGGAGCTTAACGGAAGACTAGCTATGATAGGTATAGTCGCAGCTCTACTTAACTATGCTTGGACAGGACAAATCATTCCCGGTATCTGGTAATGGCCAAGAAGAAGGGAGTTAGCCTGTCCCTTGGTAGAGGCGAGAAGAGTCGCAAAGGCGGCCTGACAGCCAAAGGTAGAGCCAAGTACAATCGTGCTACCGGCTCTAACCTTAAGGCTCCACAGCCCGGAGGCGGGTCTAGAAAGAAGTCCTTTTGTGCTCGCATGTCTGGTGTAAAAGGCCCAATGAAGAAACCAAACGGCAAGCCTACACGAAAGGCACTTGCCCTACGCAGATGGAAATGCTAACATGAAACAATACAACGAAGATGGTACTAGCTTTAAGCGTAAAGGTGATAAGAAGAAGAACACTAAAACTCTAGATAATTTTGGCTTTGGTGATATGCCAGCTGATTTTAGAAAGAGATACAAACAAATGCTAGAACAGAGTAAGAAGAAAAAGTAATGGCACACAAGAAAGGATCTAAGTGTGGCTGCAAACATGGAGGTAAAAAGAAGTAATGGGTAAGTTATGTCCACGTGGTAAAGCAGCTGCCAAAAGAAAATTTAAAGTATACCCATCTGCATACGCTAACGCCTATGGTGTTAAGGTATGTAAAGGTCAAGTCAAAGCTGGTGGTAAGAAGAAGACTGCCCCCGGCTATAGCAAAGCAAAAAGAAGATGAGCTTACGTAGATGGTTCCAAGAGAAATGGGTTGACACCAAAACTGGTAAGCCCTGTGGCAGACAGAAAGGTGAGAAGCGTAAAGGCTACCCAGCTTGCAGACCATCTAGACGTGTGTCATCTAAAACACCTAAGACTACAGGTGAGATGTCTAGTGCCGAGAAGGCTAAGTTCAACAGAACTAAGACAGGTAGTAAAAGGATTAATTATAATCACAAAAGACGGAAGAAACTATCCGTCCGTTCATCCCGATAGGGACGCATGACACCCAAGCATGGAACGGGGCTTGGTATATGGAGAGTACAATGACTGTAACCTACGTATATCGTGGCATCAAGTACACAAGAGTAATCGGTTAAGGCCGTACAGGGAGGTTCAAGTCCTCCCATCTCTATTGGCGAGAGCCTGCTAAGGCAGATACCTTGAGCCGTCTAGACGGTGGGATAGACCACAAAAAATGGCCAAAAAATTTCAGATCTGAGAAACGTAAACCAATATCATTCTTAGAAATGGCACAACAAAATAGTAATGAGCCATTGGCAGATTTAACCCAACTGGGTCAGTCCAATGGATCAGGAGACAAGAGGGCTTTATACCTTAAATTGTTTTCCGGCGAGATGTTCAAAGGCTTCCAAAGGAACACAATAGCCCGTGATCTCGTTATGAAGAGAACACTTACAAATGGTAAGTCTCTTCAGTTCATCTTTACAGGTAGAACAAAAGCCGAGTACCATACACCCGGCAACAGCATACTAGGTAACTCCGATGGAGCACCTCCAGTAGCTGAAAAGACAGTGACAGTTGACGATCTATTGATCTCCAGTGCATTTGTCTACGAATTAGATGAGACTCTAGCGCACTACGACCTACGTGGTGAGATCTCAAGAAAGATCGGATACGCTCTTGCAGAGCAGTATGACAGAAAGATCTTCAGAACCGTTGTTAAGGCTGCAAGACAAGCTTCTCCAATCACAAAGGCGAACTATATCGAGCCCGGTGGAACACAGATTCAATTAACCAGAACTGGAGTTACTGACGGTAAAGCAGCTTATGACTCTCAATGCCTAATTGAAGGTTTTTATAATGCTGCCGCTGCACTTGACGAGAAAGGTGTATCTGGTGAAGGTAGAGTAGCTGTACTTAACCCAAGACAGTACTACGAACTTATACAGAACGTAGAGACAAACGGCTTAATCAACCGTACCGAAAGAGGAGATGCGTTACAATCAGGTAACGGAATCATTGAAATAGCTGGAATCCAGATATTCAAGTCAATGAACATTCCTTTCTTTGGAAACTTTGGTACTAAGTATGGTTCTGCATCTGCAACAAACCCCGGTGTTACAGACCCCGGAGCTACAGGTAGTTTCGTCGCAGATGGTATGGCAGATGAGACAGCTGGCTCTTCAGCAACAAAAACCATCAACAGCTATGGTAACGGTACTAATAACTTTGCTAACAGCTGTGGACTTATCTTCCAAAAAGAAGCTGCTGCTTGCGTTGAAGCAATCGGCCCACAAGTTCAGACAACATCTGGAGACATCTCAGTGGTATACCAAGGTGATGTTATCTTAGGACGTCTAGCTATGGGTGCTGATGCACTTAACCCTGCTGCTGCTGTTGAACTTATCGCTGGCGTTGCACCTACACGCAACTCTGCTGGTGAAGCAACAACTACAGGAAACGTTAAGTTTTAATTTTATACTTTTTATACGGGGGCTTCGGCTCCCTTTTTTCTTATGGCAACCACAACTATTGACCTCGATACCGAACTATCCGCAGTTAACTCAATACTGGGGGCTATCGGACAAGCACCTATAACCACTCTAGGCACTGTCAGCGAGACTGATAATGTCGAAGCATATGACAACCCAGAAGTTGCATTTATATTTAACTTACTTCGTGACGCTAATGTAGATACACAAGCTGAAGGTTGGCACTATAATACTGAGTTACACAAAAAGTTTCCTCCTGATGGAAATAAGCATATAGTATATCCTAACGATGTATTATCGCTAGACTTACACAACAATAAGGATAGACGCATTAAAGATTTAGTCAGGGATGAAAATGGATTTGTGTATGATAAAGTAAAACACACAAATGAATTTGAATCAGCTCTTGACCTTGATGTCGTTTACTTAAGACCATTCTCTGTCTTACCTATTGTATTTAGACGTTATATTACATACAGAGCATCACGTGTAGCAGCAACACAGCTAGTTGCTAACCCTGCTTTAGTTAGACTCCTCGGAACTCAAGAACAATTATCAAGAGCAGCACTGATGGAGTACGAATGTAACCAAGGGGATCACAACATGTTAGGATTTGAACAAGGATCATCCTATCAGACTTATCAACCATGGAGAAACCTTAGAAGATAATGGCAGGCATAACACAAACTATACCAAGTTTTATTGGTGGTATATCAGAACAGCCAGATAATTTAAAATTTCCCGGACAACTTAAAGATCTTACAAACGCTATTCCAGATGTAACTAGAGGTCTATTTAAAAGACCGGGATCAGATAGAATAAAAGACTCACCCTTAACAAATGTACAATCTGGTGGCTCTTGGTTTCATTACTATCGTGATGCAGTAGAAGGAGCTTACATAGGACAGATAGCATCTAATGGTCAGGTTAGGATTTGGAGTTGTAATACAGGCGTTGAGCAGACTACTGCATATGGAGCACCTAGCATCAGTACTAACCCCGGTGGTCAGGTTCAATCAACTTACTACGCTGGAGATCTAGTTCAAGCTAACTCTAACATATACGAAGCTACATTGACTATAAGTAGTGGTGCTGCACCGTCTCACAGCTCTGGTACAACTAATGGCTGGAAATTTATACAGACTGTTGCTGCGGCAGCATCAACTGTACAGAGTTATCTAGCTACAAGTGCTCCAGAAAATCTACAGTTCCTTACAATTAACGATACCACTTTTGTTAATAATCGTGATACTAGTAGTGTCCACACCCTTGTTGGGACAACAGGAACTACTCCTACAGCACCTCATAGGAACTACGCATTTGTTGAATTATTAAGATCGGCAAACGGTAGACAGTACGGATTAAATATAAATAGAAGTACAAATACCACTACTACTACACTTCAACGTGCTACACGTATTAAAATAGTAGGAGACTCGCTATACGAAGCTAACCATACTGGGCACTGTCCTTCTATCGGTACTCAAGTATTTAGTGTTAACAGTGCTGATACCTTTAATAATGGGCTGATTGACTCAGACGTAAATAATTCTAACTATATGAAGTGGACGTTTGATATGAACGCCTCGCCTGCATCTGGATTTAATAACATCACAACAAATGCTAGCAGCACTTTTTTCCGACTTAACTATAATCATGTACATGGTTTTCCTTATGGGCAAGCTTTGGTATATGATAAAGGTGAAAACGCAAATGCGTACCCCGGCTTAGTACACGGTCACGTATATTTTGCTAGCTATCTTGAGGGTACTTATGGTATATACTTGGCTGTAAACCGAGATAAAGCTCTCGCCGGTCAAACAGAGGTAAGTTTAAGTCATCCAAACACACAATCGGGTCGAACAAAAGACTGGTTTATTCCGTTAGAATTTTATCAGTATGCTAGAACCTTTAATTCATCTAATAATACTAGAACAAAAACAGTTTTCGGAAACCCTACTGATGGGCACAGTGCAGATACATCTAAAACTAATTTAACATTTAGATTAAATATTCTTGGACAGCAAGGAGTAGCACCTAATAGCTCAGGATCATCACCTGTATACCGATGTAGTTATCAAAGAGAAGCTGTACTACTTCACGGAGGAGAGGGATGGAAAACAGGAGATCAAGCAATAGTTGCTTTGGACACGGCTCAGGATAAGCCAGCAACCTTTATTATAGAAGTAATGGAGCACGAAGAAACTGTAGTAAATGCTACAATCGCTTCTAATAACCCCGGTGATGGGTTAATACGACCAGCTCCTACACCCTTTGATGCTGATACTGCGGTTACTGCTGATACAATACTTGGTGGTATTAAGGGGGCTCTAGCTGGCACTGGTATTAATGCTGATATTATAGGTACAGGAATTTACTTTTATACTAATAATGCTTCTAACCCAGACGATGATATTAAGTTTTCTGTAGAAATTGTAGAAGATGACTTGATGAGAGTTATGCACACGTCAGTAAATGACGTTACTAATCTACCTAACCAGTGTAAACACGGATATATAGTTGAAATCTCTAACTCCCGAATGGCAGATGAAGACGATTACTACCTTGTTTTCAATGGTAACAATGGTCGAGATGGGTCAGGCTCGTGGTCTGAATGTGCAGAAGCGGGAATAACTGAGTCGCTAACTAATATGCCACTTGTTATACAACGTACAGCTTATAACTCATCTAGCAAAATAGCTGAATTTACTGTTAGACAGTTTGACTATCAGGGTAGAAGAGTAGGTGATGATAAAACTAATCCATTTCCTAGTTTCACAGGTCAACGTATAAATAAAATAATATTCTTCCGTAATAGATTAGCTTTCTTGTCCGGAGAAAACGTCGTATTATCTCGACCGGGTACGCTTGGAAAACCAGACTTCTTTATAGAATCTGCCTTGACTGTATCAGCTAGTGATCCTATTGATATATCCGCTGCGTCTATGTTCCCATCTGAGTTATTTGATGGTATAGAAACAACAAGTGGTTTATTAGTATTTAGTACAAACCAGCAGTTTTTACTAGCAGCTGATGACACAGTTCTCAATCCTGATACAGCTAAACTACGAAGTGTTTCTACGTTTAATTACAACAAAACTATACCTCCTATATCTTTAGGAACTACAATAGGTTATGTAGATAACTCAGGTAAGTTTAGCCGATTTAATGAAATGGCTAATATACGTAGAGAAGGTGAGCCTAACGTAGTAGAAGTTAGTAAAGTTGTACCGTCACTTCTTCCTAAAAATATTGATCTTCTCACTAACTCACGAGAAAATGGTATTGTACTTATGTCTCAGACATCTACTGATAACTCAGCTGGTATAGTTTTCGGCTATAAATACTTTCAAGTAGCGGAACAGAGACAGCAAGCTTCATGGTTTAAATGGAAGTTTAACAAAGGTTTACTGTATCATTTTATTATAGATGATGAATACTTCTTTCTGGACAAAGATAAAATATTACAAAAAATAAGACTTATAAAGTCTGACGACGATCCTACTGCTACAGACGAAAATGCGATTAACTATTTACTACATCTTGACAACCATACTACTATCAATAACGGTGTCTTCAGTAATACAAGCAACACAACCACCTTCAGTGGTGTGGGCTGGTTAAGTGAAATTCAAGATTCTAATTACGATGTGGCTCTTATAGATAGTACAGGTAGATATACTAAACCTACAGTATCAGGACAAACTTTAACTGTAGTCGGTGACTGGACAAACTCCACACTACCTAGCGGACAAACTCACTTTACTGTTGGTTATGTGTATGATTATGAGGTTCAGTTTCCTACGCTGTATCCGTTTAAAGTAACTGGTAACAAATCTACAGCTGATGTAAACTCTTCTCTTGTATTACACAGACTTAAGTTTCACTTTGGAAAAGTTGGTACATACAAAACCTCTCTAAAACGTGTAGGTAAACCTACGTATGAAGATCAGCATGAATCAATTTTAGCATCAGAGTACGAGGCTGGTAAAGTACCTTATCTACCAGAGTTTATCAAGACAGTTCCTGTATACGAAAGGAATACAAACGTAGATATTACGTTAAGATCCACACACCCTTCCCCTGCTACATTACATGCCTTATCATGGGAGGGAGACTATTCACCTAGATTTTACAATCGTGTCTAAATATATTCACCCAATTACAATGGAGGCTGCTACCGAAGTAGTCTTCAATCTCCGTCCAGATGACCTCAGAGAGGTTGAAGAAGGCCATGGGATACCATCGGCCCTCTTACCTTCTTTGATGTCTTCAAACCCCTCCTACGTGTATTTCACAGTGCCTGACGGCAAGACTGCTGGCATGGCCGGAGTAGGAAAAGACGGTGACATATGGATGCTTTGCACCCCAGAGATTCACCGATACCCAATTACATTCGCAAGAGAGGCTAAACGGTATGTCGATAGCCGCACTGAGCCCCTCCTTTGGAATATAGTTGACAGTAGAAACACAGCTCATTTAAGATTGCTGAAGTTTCTTGGCTTTAAGTTTTTACGTAAGTTAAAACATGGGCCGAACAATGTAACATTTATTGAATTTTGCCGTGTGCGTAGATGCTAATGCAGGGGCTAGAGCCGCTGCTAGACAAAGAAAAATGGAGAAGGATGCTCTTTTTGAACAAGAACGACTTAAGTTCTTTAATAAAGAGACAGCTCTCGAAAGAACACAAGATAGAAACGTTATAGGCTACAGTAGAGATCTATCAGATGCCTATGTTAAAGCACTTAATGTGCAAGGAAAAGGTAGAAAAAATATAGAAAGAGCTGCTGCTAAGTATTTTGCAAGTCAAAAAGTCAACGAAGGTGGCAGAAGCAGAACCTTTGGTCAGAACGCCTATAAAGCATTACTAGCTAGTCGAGCTGAAGTTGATTCCATTGTAGATACTACTTTACGTAGAAACATGGCATACTTCCAAGAAGGTGCAAGACGTAAGTTTATGGCATCTCAAAGTACTGCAAGAGAAGCATTAGGTATACCAGCTTCATACGGTGCACCTGTGATGTTACCTCCTACAAACAGATTAGGTGGTGCTCTACAAGTATTAAGCAGTGTAGCGGGTATTTACAGTGGTTTTGGAGGTAAAGGTTTCTTAAATTTTAGTAAACCTCAATCTATATTACCTACAGTGTATGTAGCTTGAGGTTAATTACATTACAATAGCATAATGACATCATCATTTGGAAACGTAATTGGTACACCGAGAGATCAATTACCTGACATCAGCAAAACCAACTATCTAAAGACAGATGCTGATATGTCTGAGGCTGTTAATGCCCAAATAGATAGAGATAAAGAAGATACCAAACGGTTCTATGACCAAATGGTAGAGATAGAAAAAGCAAGAGCTACACAGTTCATGGATAACTTACAGGCTCTTGCTCAGTTTTCTACAAAATTTAAAACTGCACTAGAAGTTAAGAAAAAGGCTGACCTTGTAAGAGAGTTAAATGAAGAAGCATTAAGTGCACTCGATGAGGCTCAAGGTAACATTGTACGAGATGCAGAAAATAAGTTTGACTTTGAAAATGCAAAGTTTAAAAACAAACTATTTAAAGATGCAAAGTACGATAAAAATGCTAAAAACTTCTTGTTTAACATAGATCAAGAAACACCACAAGATGTTAGTCAAAAGCAACTGCTTAAAGATCTAAAACCTAGTTTCGGTGCTCGTAAGACTTGGCTACTTGAAAATGGATTTAATGATGAAGTTGACGCTGATGCAGCAGTTGAATTACATAACTATGCAGACGATTTACTTATAACTAGAGTTGTTTTACAAGCTGAAGCTTTTGGTATAGATCCAAACAGCAGACAGTTTAGAAAATTCTTTCGTGATAAAATATACCCAGAACTTAAAAATAGAAGAGAAAACAATCTACTAGAATGGGAACGAGGTGTCGTACGTAACTGGAGCAAAAGAAGAGATGAAAGAGTAGATCAAAAGATCAAAGATGTTCTAGGCTCACTTACTGACCCTAATCCTGATGGTACAGGCGGTGTGCAGCCTGACATTGATCTGCTTGTCAAAACTATCAAAGAAGAAAAAAACTTTGATAAAGATATCGAAGCACTTAATTATTTATTTCAAAGAAGTGCAAGCTTTGTACAGAATCTAGATACCCTTACACCAAGGCATTTAGAATATCTTACAAATATATACAAGTTTAAACATAACGGTGGTGGTGAAACTACATATGCTGACAGCAACTTTAAAGGTAAAGAAGCTAATTTAAGACTTCTTACAAGAGCTACTACAGTATTTAATGGTGATCCTGATGCAGCTGTAAAGGCTGCTGAGATTGCGTTTGATGATGAAATTGATGCAGTCTTTGAACAGTATGACGGAGAACCTCCATCTACCGTAGTCTTTGAGTTGATGGCTAAACAAAGAGATAATCAAATACTTAAGAATCAGGACTTTAGACCTAAGCTGCTTAATGCTATGAATAGAGCTACAGTAACTGGTTCTACTTTTGGTGAGTATGGTGATGCTGGTAAATCTAAATCACCTTACAATACAGCAAGAAGTGATCTTGAAACTGCTGTAAAAATAGATTTAGGTGCAGAAGTAGGTAAAGAGTCGCTAACAAAGATACCATATGCTCAAACTCTAGAAATACAAGCAGCTATGGGAGACTTAAGATTTAGAGCTGAAGAACTTGTTAGAAAAGTTCCAAGTAAAACTCTAGAAGAAGCTATAGGTGACGTTCTACCAACAGTTCAGAAAAATCTTTTAGATGGTGGTTATAAGGACTTTTATAAAGCTCAAATCAATACTCAAGCAATAGATATTCAGAATGATCGCACAGCATTATCAAATGACCTGTCACTAATCGATAATCAGGTTTATAATTCAGTACACGAAAAGTCTGCATTACAACAGCTAAAACGTTATCTAATGTCTGGCGGCCCACGTCCAACCTACTTTGACGAAGTTCTCAAGGGTGTCAAGATTACACAAGCTGACGGAACTTTTTTAAATGGCTTAGAGTATGGCATGGAAAGGCTTGCTGCAACAGGTGGTCTTGATGCAAATACTGGCTTGTTAAATTACAAGAAAAACTATGACCTAACAGCTGACGAAATAAACTCTATAAACTATAAGTCATCACCAACTAAGACTTACAACTTTATAAGTGGTAATCAAGAAGGTGCTGAGAAACTACTTAATGGTTTTGCTAAAGAACGTCAGATGAAAAGACGTAAGTTTTTTGGTGGTACAGAAACATTCACCCAGTCACAAGAAGAGTCAGATAATTATTTTTTTAATCCAAACACATCTAGTCCACTAATGGCAAAGATGGGTGGCCTTACTAACAGAAGTATCGGACAAGTCTATAATTTAGCTAAGGCTGGATATACAGACTTTGGTAGATACGGATTTACAGCTGAAGAGATTATTACTGCTGTTGAAAGTGGTGCATTTGCAGGCATGGGAAATGCTAAGTTTACTGAAGACAATCAAAGTTATATGGTACTAGCACTTATTAGAAACAGAGCTAACAGATCTAACTCTATAAACGGTGCACAGACAGAAGCTAAAGATTGGCACAGATTAACTAATTTAAGTTTAGAAGAACAAGAAGCTGTACTACAAATATTTCCTAATTTACGTGGTATGAAAAATAATCAGTTTCAAAACTTGCAAGCTGATGTAGCTGAGATTATTATAACCGAAGCAGAAAAATTACGTAACGAAAAAGCAGCTAAGAAGAAGGCTGAAGAGGAAGCTAGAAGGCTAAAGGCAGAACAAACCTTTAATCCAAAAACATTATATAACTAAAAATGACGGACTCAAATAGATATTCTAATGTCCAAGTTGATGAGCAATTTGTCGATTATTTAGGTGGCGAAGCTGAACGACTTGCAGAAGAATACCAACAAGAGCAAGAGAGGCAAGAAGCTGCTGAACAAGAAGAGGCAGCGGCAACAGCTAAGGCTGATGCTGTACAGTATGATCCTCGTAATGCTGATACATGGGGTGCTAAGGCACTCATAAAAGAAGGTCAATCAATACTTTCTGGCGGTCTACAAGATACAGCATCCTCTATTGCCACATTTCCAGAGCGTACAATAGATGCGTTTTCTGGTGAAATGCAACGGCAAAGGGATTTGACAGGTGAGTATACACCTGACTTCACACCTTTTGGTGCATATGATAACCCTATCGAAACCAAAACATGGTGGGGTAAACAACTTAGAGGGCTAGTACACTTTGGTTCACTAGCTATAGGTACAGTGTTAACTGCTAAAGGAATAGCAGCTACAGGCTTAGTGTCTGTACCAGCCGGTCTTTTGACATTAATGAAAGGCAACCTTGTCAGAGGTGCAGCTGTAGGAGCTGTATCTGACCTTATATCTAAAGAGTCAGATGAACAGAACGCCTTGGGTGCATTACGTGACAGATATGGTTGGGTAGATACACCTCTATCTACAAAAGATACTGACCACCCTGTTATGATGAAAGTCAAAAACATCGTAGAGGGTATGGGTATAGGCCTAGTATTTGACGGACTTGCCTATACATTAAAGAAAGGCAGTAAAGAAGCTATAGATCAGATTACAGCTAGAAACAAAAGCCTAAAAGATCAAACAGTACAAGCTGGCGTCGCACAACTAAGAGAAGGAGAGATAGAGTTTAGAGCAGATAAAAATGCACCTATATCTCAACCACATCAAGGAGCACACATAACAGAAGTAAACCCACAGAAGGCTCGTGAACAGTTGTCAAAAACACGTACTCAATGGGGCTCAGAGGAGGGTTCAGCTGGTTCTGTTACAACACCCGTAGAACGAGAAAGAATAGCCTTAAAAGGCGGCACAGACGACGCACAGGTCGAAAGAATCTTACGTGGTTTACTGAGCGAAAGTAAATTTGCAAAAGAACTAGAAGCTGCAAAAGGTGACAGAAAGAAGCTAGCTGCTACATATAGAGAAGCTATCGAAGCACATCAACGTATTACACAGGGTAGAAACCCTATTGATATGTCACCGCAAGAATATCTTAAAGAGTTGTTTGAAACTAACGATGTAATTGATGGTATTGAAAACTGGACTGCTAAAAACGTAGTTGTTGCTGACCTTGTTGTTGGTACACTACTTAAACAGCTACGAGATTTAGGTACAGCTGGTAGAGAAATAGCAGATCTAGTAGACTTACAGGATATAGATGGCCCAGCTAAACAGATTGTAGATACTATGCTAACTGCGTTATACCAAACAAAGAAAGCAAGATTTATTAAGTCTGACTCTTTCAGAGCATTAGGTGCTGGTAAAGCTAAGAAGCAGGCTCTAGATGAAGTACTAAAGCAGAGCACAGAAGACGCAAAAGAGTCTATTATGTCTATTCTTAAGATAGCAAAAGATGACCCTGACGACAACTTACTTAACGCTTTGTTTGAAGCATTTTCTATGATGGAGAATGTCAATACTCTAGATGACTTTGATAAGTGGGCTAGAACAGTTATAAAAGGTGGTAAGCTAGACCCTAACGGAGTAAGCAGAACAGGTGCTCTCATTCGTGAGCTAGAAGGTGTCATGACTCATAGTGTTCTATCTGGCCCTAAAACACCAGTGCGGGCAATCATGGGTACATCTACTGCAACATTCTTACGTCCTTTGTCTACAGCTATAGGTGCTGCACTTAGGTATCCATTAAATGGTGATGCAGCTACACTTAGAGCTAGTCTTGCAGCTGTAAACGGTATGATAGAAGCTATACCTGAGTCCTTTACATTGTTTAGATCAAAGCTAAACTCATATTGGAAGGGCGACATAAGACAGGTAAAAACACGTTTTAGCGACTACACACGTGGAGACGACAACTGGGAACTACTACGTCGTTGGGCAGAAGATAGTGGCAGAGCTACACCCGGAGAAACTGCTGCATTTCGTTTAGCTAACTTAGCAAGGCAAGCTAATAACAGTAACTTGTTTACATACTCGACTAAGCTAATGGCAGCAACTGACGACGCCTTTGGATACATTTTAGGACGAGCAAAGATGCGTGAGAAAGCTATGCGTAAAGTTTTAGACATGCAAGGTAATGGCATCGAATTACCAGTAATTAACAAGGAGTTAATGAAGGCATACGAAGATGACTTTTACTCACAAGTTTTTGACGCTAACGGTAACATTATAGACGAAGCTACACAGTTTGCACGTAAAGAAGTAACACTAACCCAAGAGCTTACAGGCTTTGCCAAGGGTCTTAACGATGTGTTTACTGCTGCACCTTTAGCCAAACCATTCTTTTTGTTTGCTAGAACTGGTGTTAACGGACTTGCATTAACTGGTAAGTATACACCCGGTTTTAACTTTTTAGTTAAAGAGTTTAACGATATAGCATTTGCGAATCCTAATGATTTAGGTAGTGTATCTAAGTATGGTATTTTTACACCAGAAGAACTTGCTAACGCTAGAGCTTTACAAACAGGCCGTCTAGCAATGGGTTCTGCTGTAGTGTTTATGGCTGCACAGGCTTGGATGCGTGGTGATCTAAATGGTAATGGCCCAGTTGACAGACAGAAAAGACAGATGTGGATAGACGGTAAATGGGAGCCTAGAACTATAAAACTTGGAGCTGTACGTGTAGGTTACGATCAGTTTGAACCATTTAACCTTATTATGTCTACGATAGCTGATGTAGGTGATGCAAGCGAACTGATGGGTGAAGAGTGGACAGAAAACGAATTAGGTAAGATATCTCTTGTAGTAGCACAAGCTATCACAAGTAAGTCATATCTAGCTGGTATTCAGTCCTTTGTTGACCTATTTGCTGGTAGACCCGGACAGGCTGGCCGTATTGTAGCCGGTTTAGGTAACAACCAAGTGCCTCTTGCTGGGTTACGTAACGAGCTAGGTAAACTATTTACACCGTACATGCGTGAAATAAACTCAGGTATTCTACAGTCAGTACGTAACAGAAACCTATTATCAGAACAGCTAGCTGGTGACCGTGAGTTACCTATTAAGTATGATTTACTAAACGGTAAGCCCTTAAAGGATTGGGACTTTTTGACTAGAGCATACAATGCAGTTAGCCCTGTAAGTCTTAGTCTAGATCAAACACCCGGCAGAAACTTCTTATTTAACAGTGGCTACGATTTACGTTTGTCCACATACTATGCACCTGACAGTACAAATCTTACCGACGCACCAAGAATTAGATCTGCATTTCAACGAGCTATAGGCTTGCAGAACCTAGAGCGTGAGTTGGATAAGTTAGCCAAAAACCCAAAGGCTATTGCTTCTATGCAAGAAATGTATAACGATATAAAATCTGGTAGGCGAGCTGACTATGATGCTAGGGACTACTGGCATAATAGAGCTATTGATAGATTGTTTCAACAAGCTCGTAGAAAAGCATGGGCATCTATAAAACAACAATCAGATATACTAGAGCTTATACAAGAGCAGCAAAGAAAAGACTTTGCTCAAATACAAAAGCGCAGACAAACTGCAAATATATTAAATATACCTAAATAACCATGGCAACTGAACAATTATTTAACGGGACTACAGATGCTGCTACTGAATATACAATAGATGCGTTTGACTTTTTAAACACAGCAGATGTCAAGGTATCAATAGATGGTGGTTCTAATTTGAGTTCGTCAGCATATAACGTAACCGCAGACGGGAAACTTACTCTTACAAGTGCCCCCGGAGCTGGCACAGGCAATGTAAGAGCGTTTAGAACTACTGATGTTGTAACCCCAGCTGTCACATTTGCAGCAGGCGGATCTTTACGAGCTGTTGACTTAAATCGTGCAACTAAACAGGTTAGATTTGCCGTCGAAGAGTTACAAACTATAGGTGCTGACGGTGCCGGAATAGCTTTAACTGCTGGCGATAAAGGTGAAATAACGGTTACTACTGGAACAACTTGGTCAATAGACAACGGGGCAGTAACAACTGCTAAATTAGCAGACAGCAGCGTCACTACTGCTAAAATACCTGACAATGGAATTACTACAGCTAAAATAGCTGCTGACGCTGTAACAATGGACAAACTAGGAGCTGGTGCACTTCCATCAGATGTTAGTATAGGTGCAAGCCAGTTAACTGGTACTATACCAGACGCTAGATTTCCCTCAGTGCTTCCAGCAGTAGATGGTGGTAATTTAACTGGTGTATTTGCCACTGTAGCAAACGGATGTGTGTACGAAAATAACCAGACAATCACGGCAAACTACACAGTTGGTAATAATAAAAATGCTATGAGTGCAGGGCCGATTACTATAGGAAACGGAGTAGTTGTTACTATAGGAGCTGGAGAAAACTTTACAATAATTTAATCATGGCAGTAACAACAAAAACATATAGTGGTGCACAGCTTAATGGCGTTACTACTGACTTTCCATTTGCAATACAGTTTATAAGAGATGAGGACATTAAAGTAAGAGTTAATGGTACAGATCTTACTTATAGAGATGGCACACCCGGAAATAACGAGTACACCGTTACATCTAATAGTGCTAAAACAGCAGGGAGTGTAAACGTAAACCCTGCACCAACTAACACTCAAACTCTACTTATATACAGGCAGTCTGATATAAACACAGCTTTATCTACCTTCACCCCCGGTTCAACTATCCGAGCAGTAGATTTAAATAATAATACTAGACAGACGCTATTCTTTGCTCAAGAAGCAGAAGATGTAAACAACCCTATAATATCTAATTCATCTGGGTCAAGTTCTTCTAGTTTTTCTATAAGTGATCTTAACTCCGCTTTTGCAAGCAAGGTTGATGGATCACTAATTTATTTTGATAACACAGCTAGTACTTTTAAAGCTGATAACACAACAACTAAAACCAACATTGTCGACGGGGGTAATTTTTAAACTATGGCATCAAAAATACGAATAAAAAGATCTACTGGAAGTAGTATATCTGGCCTAACACTAGCTAATGCAGAATTAGCTTTTACTGAAGGTACTGATGTTTCTTCGGGTGGTCGAACACTATATATAGGTACAGGTACAAGTGGCGATAATGCTGCTAATATTATAAAAATCGGTGGAGCTGGTGCTTTCATGGCACTCGAAGGTGCACAGACAGCAGCTGGTAATAAAACTTTTAGTGACAACGTAACTGTTACAGGTAACTTAACTGTTAATGGTACAACTACTACAATTTCAAGCAGTACTGTTAATGTAGAAGATAAGAATTTAGAACTTGGTAAGGTTACTACTCCAACTGATTCAACCGCTGATGGTGGTGGTATTACTTTAAAAGGTGCTACAGATAAAACATTTAACTGGGTTAACTCAACTGATTCTTGGACATCATCAGAACACATTGCACTTGCTAGTGGTAAAAGCTTTTCCGGTAATCTTACAGGTAACGTAACTGGTAGTGCAACTAGCTTAGCTAACGGTAGAACCATTGGTATGACTGGAGATGTAGCTTGGACATCCGCTTCGTTTGATGGAACAGGTAATGTTACAGGAACTGCAACGATTCAAAGTGGAGCTGTAGAAAAGAGCATGACTAACTTTGTTTCTGACTCTTCTACAGCTGGTCTAACTATTAAAGGTGATGGCAGCTCTGTTGACGGATACTTACAGCTAAACTGCTGGAATAATAGCCACGGTATAAAACTAAAGTCACCTCCTCACAGTGCATCACAAAGTTATACTTTAACGTTTCCATCTAGTGTAGGTAGTGCTAACCAAGTGCTAAGTACCTCTGGATCTGGTAATTTAACTTGGGCAAGTCTTACAGCTGGTAGTGGTATTGGTATAAGTGGTACTACAATTTCTGTAGCTAACGACTCTGTTACAGAGGCGATGTTAGATATACACAACTCTCCTACTGAAGGTTACATTCTTAAGTATACTTCAAACGGTTTAGAGTGGGGAGCAGCTGGTGCTGGTGGAGAAAACAACCAGAACGCATTTTCTCACCTTTCAGTCAGTGGTCAATCAACAGTATCTGCGGATAGCTCTACTGACACTGTAACTTTTGCTGCTGGCAGTAATGTTACTATCACAACTAATGCTAGTACTGATACTGTTACTATTGCAGCGACAGATACAAATACACAGCTTTCAACAGAGCAAGTACAAGATATTGTTGGAGCAATGGTCTCTAGTAATACTGAAACTAATATTTCAGTTACCTATGACGATACAAATGGTAAATTAGATTTTGCTTCTACCAACACAAACACTCAGTTATCTAACGAACAAGTACAAGATATAGTCGGAGCTATGCTTACTGGCAATACTGAGTCAGGCATAACTGTCGCATATCAAGACGGAGACGGTACAATAGATTTTACTGTTGCAAGTCAAACAGCAAATGATTTTACAAATGCTTTAAAAAGTAAATTAGATGGAATAGAAGCGGGAGCTACAGCAGACCAAAGTGCCTCAGAAATTAAAACTGCATACGAATCAAATAGTAATACAAACGCATTTACAGATACTTTATTAAGTAAGTTAAATGGCATTGCAGCTTCAGCTACTAATGTAACAAACAATAATCAGCTTACTAACGGTGCTGGATACATAACTTCTTCCGGAAGTTGTGCAAGTGCTACCTCAGCCACTACAGCTGGTGTAGCTACAAACGTTACAGCTTCAGCAAATAACAGTACTAATGAAACTGTTTATTTGACTTTTGTTGATGGTGCTACAGGTTCACAAGGAATAGAAACAGACACAGGTCTTTCTTACAATCCAAGCTCAGGAGAATTAACAGTCGGAGTAATCGACGGAGGTAATTTTTAAAACATGGCTACAATCAAGCACAAAAGAGGTACTAGCGATCCTAGTACTTCTGACGTTGCTGTTGGTGAATTAGCTATTAATACCACCGACGGCGGTTTATTTACAAAAACAGATGGTGGTTCAGTTGTAGAAGTTGGAGGAGGAGGAGGAGTAAGCTCTGACTCTCAATACAACACTGTTGGTGGTGATAATTCTGGAGATAGTTTTTCTGGAACCTCTGCTCAATTTAATACTTTATACGGATACAATACTGGAACTGCCCTAACTAGTGGCAATGGAAATGTTCATATTGGATATCAAGCCGGTGAAAGTATTACGACAAACGGATATACAACATTTGTAGGTTATCAAGCAGGGAAAGATAATACCGCTAATTGGAATGTTGGAATAGGCGGCGAAGCTTTAAAGGATTGTACTTCTGCTATAGGAGCAACTGCTGTAGGAGGAATGGCAGCTGCTAACGTAACTACTGGAAATAGCGTAACTGCTGTAGGTTATGAGGCTTGTAAAGCTACAAAGGATTCTTATCAAAATACAGGAATAGGTTATCAAGCATTAAAAGCTGCTGATAATGCTGGTGGAGAATATACTTTTCTTGGAGCATGGAATACTGCTGTAGGATCTAGTTCTCTTGATAGCCTCACTACAGGCCGATCAAATACATGTATGGGAGTGCGTTCTGGTGATAACATGACTACCGGCTATGACAATGTGGCTATAGGTTATGAAGCATTAAAAGCTGGGACTGGTTGCACAGATAACACGGCAATAGGTAGTGACGCTGGTAAAGGTGTAACTGGTAATTCCAATACTTTGATTGGAAGACGAGCTGCTTTTGTACAATCTTTAAGTGGTAGTAATAATATTCTTATAGGTCATTTATCACAAGCTAGTTCAACGAGTGTAAGTAACGAATGTACTATAGGTGCTACCGGACAATTTGGAGGACAGATAACCAAATTTAGAGTCCCCGGATGTAACTTTAGCTTAAAATCTACTACAGCTACAGAAGATTATGTTTTAACTGTAGACGCAAACGGAGATTGTGGCTGGGAAGCTGCTGCCGGCGGAGGTGGCCCAACTGGTGGTGGATCAGATGAAATTTTTACTGAAAACGACCAAACTATGACAACAGATTATACTATAACTAACAATAAAAATGCCATGGCAGCTGGCCCTATAACTATAAATAATGGCGTCACTCTTACTATCGGTGCGGGAGAGACTGTAACAATCGTATAAATTATGGCAATTACATTAAACGGGAATGGCACAGTAACCGGTATATCAGCTGGTGGTTTACCAGATGGGATTATACAAAGTGCCGATTTAGCTAGTGAGGTAAAGCTTGGGCAAATAAGAAAAGTTGCATCAGGTACAACCACTGGTGACATTACTACTAGCGTTACAGGAACAAGTCAAGTCGATGCGTATTTAGGATGTGAAGCGACAATAACGCCTATAGACTCTAGTAGTAATTTTTTATTAATTTTTACTGCTGGGCATATAATTAATAACCAAGGATCCGTAATGGGATTTAGGTTATATTATTCTGAAAATAATGGAACTTATACAAGCATAGGTGTAAAAGGTACGTCCGGTGGGTATTCACAAAGTATGCAAACCCAACGTTCAATGGGTACACATTTACTTTATGAACCTACTGCAAGTAGTATTACATCTTTAGGTATAAGAGTATATGGATATAGCTCTGCACCTAGCTATAGCACTAACTACTTCAACAATGGTGGTGCACTAACAATAACAATCCTAGAGGTTCCATCATGAGTCAACTAAAATTAACGGCAGATAGTGGTGGAGGTACGGTTGCAATTAAAGGGCCGACTAGTACAACTGGCAACAGTGCATTTGAGTTAACTTTACCGGGAACTGGTAATAGAGGTCTAGGTAAGATTTTACAAGTAGTACAAGCTGGTACAGCAACTCAAATTTCAAACGCTAATGCTGCGGCTTATGTAGACGGGTTAACAGCTCAAATAACACCATCTTCTGCATCTAGTAAAGTGCTTGTTATGTTTTCTACTTTTATGGGTGTTGTGCATACTTCAAGTGGTGCTGCTAGTGGTTTTGGAGGTTTTAGAGTTTTAAGAGATTCGACAGCAGTATATACATGTGTTGGTAACTCTACTGGAATACACGGTCTTGGAATAAATTTATCAGGCGGTGACACTTTTACTCATGTAACCCATACCCAACTTGATACACCTTCCTCAACAAGTCAACTTACATATAAAGTTCAAATTAGACCTTACATAGCTAATCATACTATGTATATAAATGGAACAGCTTTCGGCAGTGCTGGAACAGATACTGGTTTACTACAATTAATGGAGGTGGCAGCATAATGGCAACTTTAGCAACAACAAATATTAAACACGCTTCCTCTAGTTCTAACAATATTATCCTTAACTCAAATGGTACGACTCGGATTCCGGGTCATATTATACAAGTTGTGCAGGGTCAAACTACTACTACAGCTTCAAACACTACAACAACAATGGCGGATACTAACTTAAGTCAAGCTATTACGCCACACGCTGCTTCAAGTAAAATATTAGCTTTTATAACTCAATCATTCCAAATTAAGATGACAACTGCTGTTGGTGGTGGTTTTCAACTTTTAAGAGATTCAACAGTTGTACACAAAGCTGCACCATTCAGCACTGATGGTACGAATGATGTACCAATTCAACTTTACTTTGCTAATTTTTCCCAAAATGCTAACTTTTATGCGTACCATAATATGCACTTTCTTGACTCACCTTCTTATTCACTTGGTAGTAGTCTGACATATAAGACGCAACAGGCAGTTACTACGGCGGGATCAGGTAGAGAAATTATAGCTCAACCGGCAGGAACTAATAGTAATGGTATATCTACAATAACTTTGATGGAAGTAGCAACCTAACATTTATTTATTTTAATCATGGATCATGAAGCAATTTACCGTGCTTACGCTGGCACGGTTGTATCAATAAACAGCGCAACAGGAGCGTACGATAAAGACGCTAATTTAGTGACTATTGACGACGAAAAAGTAAAAGAAGCTCGTGCAGCTATAGACGCTGAGTGGGCTGCTACAAAGTATCAAAGAGATAGAGCAGCCGAGTATCCATCTTGGCAAGATCAGCTTGATAAAATCTATCACTCAGGTATTGACGCTTGGAAGGCGGATATCAAAGTTATTAAGGACAAGTATCCTAAGCCATAATGGAAAGAACAAAAGAAGAAATAGCAACTATTTTTAAAAATGCTGGAGATAGCGTTACTATTATAAATAATCTTGCAGCTTTATCATCTTTATCAGAGGAGCAAAAAATAAAAATAGTAGCTAATGTTCAGCACCTTGAAATTATCAAGGCATACAAAAAAGAGGATGGCAAAACATCTATCTGGACAACTGAAGATTTCAGCGAGCAAGATGCTGCTGTGGCTTTAGGCAAGAGTAAGTATTGATGGATTTACCAGCCATTGAAATACCTTCAGCTTGGCATATAGAAACCCCGTCAATACCTCTCCCTACAGCAGATGTTCCCTCATATCAACCTTTGGTCGTACCTCCGAGCAATCTACGAAGACCCGAAGGCACAAAAGAAGTACAGACCGAAGAGAATCCGCCACCAAAAATATACTTTCCACCCTTACCTAGTATCCCATTACCATCGACAGAAGTCTTAGTTACTGCTACTGTAACAGCTACAGTTGCCGTAGCAGCTACAACTATTACACAACCTCTGTTTGAACAGGTAAAGAAAAGAGTACAAAAATTCTTACAAGGCAAGATTAACAAATGGAAACAAAACCGCCAGAAAAGAGAAACATTCTCAAAAAAATAAAAGAGAATGTAGATGACCATGACGAACAGATGGCCATACTAGGTGCAGCAGTGCGTCTAGGAGTTGTAATCTGGTCTGGTTTTATTATTACATTAAACTACGTCGAGTTACCTATGGTAAAAAAGACTGGGGCATCATCGGACATCACGTTCGTCGCTTCGATTTTTACGGGAGCCCTAGCAACTTTCGGGCTATCGACTGGTAGAACGAAAGGTGAAAAAGACAAACAACAACCAAAACAATGAAGAAATGGATCCTTCTCTTAGCATTGTTGTCACCCGCAGTAGCAAGAGCAAACACAGTGACCCCTCAGTTTACAACAGGGTCAATGAACTCAACAACTACCACCACACAAACTATAACAGAAGTAACACAGAAGCAAGTCTTTGGAGCAGCTGTAAATACTTGGTCAGGTTCAAATGTAACTCCTTCCGCAGATATTGCCGGAACTGGCACGACATTCTCCGTAACCGATCCAACAGCAGATTGGAGCTTAGAAACAGCTACTCGAGCAGCAGGGCTCGTAGAGCAGTGGGATACAACAACAAACTATACTATAAACTCTACTACTACCTCACTCTCTGTATTCTCGCAGTAAGTTATACGCCTGTATACGCTGAAGAGGGTGATACAAACAACACGTCTAATCCTGTAGCTGCGGCTACGGGAAACGTGACAAACCAAGCCGTACAGTTCCAAAATAATGGAGCATCGTCACGGCAGATATACGGCCCAAACATTCAATGTAATGGGTCTACCATGACGTTTAGTCCATTTTATATGGGAAGCCATACAAACCCTTACTCACATGATGAAGATTCTAGGGACTTGTATCCGTCTAGTTATCAGCTTAACGAGAACTGGGGGTTTCAAGTTAACTTTATGGTTCCGCTTGATAAAAGTGGATATAGATTATGTAAAGATATAGCTAAACGTCAAGAAGAAAAAATGCGACTAGACTATGAGCTAGTTCGTGCATTAAAATGTGCAGAGCTGATGCAACGTGGCTTTACATATCATCCAAAATCTAAGATGAAAGTATTGTGCCAAGACATTGTACCTATATCTGCATTAAAACCACCAAAAGAAAAAAAGAAATTCTGGAAAAAATGAGCACACTATCAAGGCAAATTGAAGAGTCAATAGCTAAAGAAAAAGCTAAAGCTGAAAAAGCCGCATCTAAAAAGAAAGTAAAAAAAGAATTAGACCCTGATTTAGACACACCATCATTATGATTGCACTTATCAAACCTATACTGTTCAAATTTTTGGGCAGCACAGCTGTAAAAGAGCTTGTAGTCAAGCTACTAGAAGCATACAGTAAGACTACTGACAACACAGTAGATGACAAGCTAACAGCTCTTGTCAAGAAGAACTTATTACCAGAAGAATAATGGAGAATCCAAGGGTTATACCCAAGAAAGCAACAGAAGAGAGTTTTAACGAGCTACACTACCTTGTTACAGAGGACTTTCTACGCAGAATTAAGAGTGGAGAAGCAACAGTACAAGATCTAAAGGCAGCTTGTGATTGGCTAAAAACCAATGACATTACAGGTGTCGCTTACGAGGGTAGCCCCTTGGATAAGCTCAACAAGATCATACCAACTGTAGATCCATCTTTAGTCAAGAGAAAAGTCTATGGCAAAAACTTCTAGTTATTACAAGAAAAACCCTGCTGCTAAAGCTAGACGGCTGAAGCAACAGGCTAAATACAATAAAACACCAAAAGGTTTAGCAATTCGAGTCAATGCAAACAAGCTTAACAAGAAACTTGGCACTTACGGTAACAGAGACGGTAAGGATTCTTGCCATGCAAAAGGCAGCACGACTAAAGGAAAGACGTGCCCAGCAAAAGTTAACCGAAAAAGTCGCAAAAAATGACCCCATTACTACCAACACCTGATTACTATTTACACAACTTAATAACCATGACGAGTTCA